CGGTCATGGAAGATGTTTTGACCTTGGTGACAACCGCCAACTTTACTTCCGTCACGACCAGCCTCGCAGCATCCCTGAACGTGCCGCATCTCCGCGCTGTGCGTCTCGCGCTCAACCAAGCCAACGCACCCAAATCGCCGCGCTTTGCGCTGCTTGACGCGGTGGGCATGGATGCGCTGCTCGGCGTCACGAACTTCGTGCAGGCTCAGATGTTCGCAGATCAGAACGTGCTCACCGAGGGCAAGATCATGCGCGCGCTCGGCTTGGACTTCTTCGAGCTCAATTCGAGCTTCGTCTCCGCCGCCTCGGTGAACGCCTTCATCGGCCACGGCAGCGCCATTGCAATCGCGATGCGCTACCTCGCACCGCAGCGTCCCGAGGAATACGACAACGCGCAAGCTTACAGCGACCCGACAACGGGCGCGACGGTCGGACTCCGCGACTTCTACGACCCCGCCACCGGAACGCGCTACATGGCGCTGGAGTGCAACTACGGCTACAGCGTCGGCATCTCCAACGGTGCGCGCATCATCAAGCGTGACGACTAGCCGCTAGCGAACCTCAACCCACAACACACTTACAATATGGCTTACAACGCAGAAGGCTGGCTCACATCCGGCACACTACTCAGCAACGCACCCGCAGGCGGCATCGGCTACACCGGCGACGCGCGCGGCACCGCAGTCACTCAGGCGACCAACCGGGCAACCGGCGTCACTTGCAGCGGCATGTGCGGCAAGATCACCACGGATACCACCAGCCTCGCGGCTGAGGCGTCGGCGGTCTTCACCGTCACGAACACATCCGTTGCGATTGGCGACGTGGTGATCCTCTCGCAGCGCAGCGGCAAGGTGGCGCTCAATACGAGCGTCGAAGTCACCGCTGTCGCAGCCGGATCGTTCGACATCACCGTCGTCAACGGGTTCGGCGCTTTTGTGTCTTGACGCGGCGCTGGCGTGCGCGTAAAACGCAGGCTTATGAATGCCCATCCCGCAGACTCTCCGCCGCCCGTGTCCACTTCGGAACCTCTCAGGGATGGGCCGGAACCGGGCGGCACGGGCGTGCGGACTCCGCTGATTTCCCTTTGCATCATCGTCGGCAACGTCGAGGAATACATCACCCGCTGCCTCGAATCATTCGCGCCCATTGCGGATGAAATCGTGGTTGTCCGCGCCATCGGCAACGCCACGCCGGACGCGACGCTAGACATCGCCCGCGACAAGTTCGGCGCAATCGTCGGCGAGTATCGCAACGGAGCCGGGCACGAAGATTGGCCTCACGTTGACAACTTCGCAGCGGCGCGGCAGGCGGCATACGACCTCGCGACCGGCACTTATTGCTTCTGGTGCGACACCGACGACATCCTGTTGAGCGGCGCGGAACTCATCCGCGAACACGCCGAGCGCGGCGCTTACACTTGCTTCATGTTTCCCTACGCCATCCACGGCAAAGGGCTGGCGGTGCCGCGTGAGCGCATGATGCTGCGCGGCTCAGGCAAATGGGTTTGCCCGGTCCATGAGCATTACGAGTTCACGGTGCAGCCGGTGCAAGCTATCGAGGATGAGCGCGTGGTGATTCAGCATTTGCCGCACGCCGAAAAGACGGGCAGCAACGATCGCAACCTCCGCATTCTTCGCAGCATCCCTGACGCGGAAATGACGACAGGGCTGCTCTACCATTTGCACATCGAGCTTCTCGTCATCGGCGACGTCGAGGGCAGCGTGGAGGTGGCGAAGAAGGTGCTCGCTTGTGACGACCTCGGAAGGCCGGAGCGCATGGAGCTTTTTATGAACCTCGCGCAAGTCAGCGAAGACCCGCGCCAGAAGGAGGCGCTCTATCATCAAGCCTACGCGTCCGACCCACGCCGGCGCGAGCCGTTGCTGATGCTGTGCAACAACGCGATGAACAACTGCGAGTCGGACATTGCGCTCGCGTTCGCGCGGCAGATGATGGCCACCGACAGGCCAGACGTTAAGGAATGGAATGAACGGGCGGCGCTTTACGAATGGCTCGGTGACGACATCTACGCGCAGGCACTACGGGCTAACCGCATGTATGGCCCGGCAGAAGCCGTGCGGCAGGCGCGATTCAAGAAGGAAGGCGGCGCTCGCATCGCACTCGTCCATGCGACGCGCGGCAGGCCGAAGCAGGCGGCGCTTGCGCGCAAGGTATGGCTCGACTCGGCATCCCGCCCCGAAGCAGTGGAGCACATCTTCCTTTTCGACACGGACGACACGGAAAGCCATTGCCTCCGCCGCTTTCACCATTCCGAGATGCCAGCGGGCGGCGGATGCGTGGCGGCTTGGAATCGCGGTGCGGCAGTCGTGCGCGCTCCCGTCATCGTGCAAATGTCGGACGACTGGACACCGCCGCACAAGTGGGATGACCTCATCCTCGCGCGCATCGGCGACGTTACGCAGCCGCGCGTGCTCGCCGTGAGCGACGGGCATCGCGAGGACTCGCTGCTTTGCATGGCCATTTGCACTCGCAAATACATAGACGACATGGACGCCTTCCTTTTTCACCCTTGGTTCACGGGCGTCTATTCCGACAACTGGTTCACGCATCGCGCATACGAGCGCGGGGCCGTCATCGAGGCGAGGGACTTGGTATTCAAGCATCATCACCCGGCGTTCAGCGGCGAGAAGCTGGACGCGACATACGCGGAGCAGAACTCCGTCCAGAGATACGAAGAAGGCCAGAGCGTATTGCAGGAACTCATGCTCGGCAACGACTGGTCAACCGTGCCCGGATGGTTCAACTATTACGGCTTCTACGGCTCGATTGCAAAGCGTCTGCAAGACGGCGACACCATCGCGGAAGTCGGCGTCTGGATGGGGCGCTCAATCATCTTCATGGCGCAGACGCTCAAGCGCATGGGAAAGAAGGTGAAGCTCATCGCCGTGGACACGTTCAAAGGCGAAGCCGGGCAGTCCGAGCACGTCGAGGCAGTAGCAGCCCACGGCGGCAGTCTGCGCGCCGTATTCGAGGCGAACCTTGAGCGGTGTGGAGTCGCCGACATGGTGCTGGTTATCGAGTCCGACAGCGCGGACGCTGCATACATGATACCGGAAGGCTCGCTGGCGTTCTGCTACATCGACGCCGCGCACGAATACGAAGGCGTGAAGCGCGACATCCTCGCATGGAAGGGCAAGGTGAAGCCGGGCGGCATTTTCGCCGGCCACGACGCGCAGCATCCGCCAGTGATGAAGGCGGTCGAGGAGTTGCTACCCGGCGCGGCAGTCATGCACCCGTGCTGGATTAAGCCGGTATGATTCTCTCCATCCTCACGCCCGCCGTGCCCTCACGCATGGCTCAACTCGCCAAGCTCTGCGACGAACTCGCGCGGCAAATCGGCGGGCTTGCCGTGGAGCACTTGACCCTGCTCGACAACAAGCGACGCACTGTGGGAGAGAAGCGCGACGCCCTTCTGCGCGCGGCACGCGGGCAATACGTGGCCTACGTTGACGATGATGACTGGATTTCGCGGGACTACGTTGCCGAGCTTGTGAAGGCCGCGAAGGAAGGGCCGGACGTGATCACGTTTTTACAAGAGGCAACCGTTAATGGAGTGACCGCCGAAGTTGAGCATCGGCTTGGAAATCCGAATGAATCATTTCCCGGCAACGGGAGAATCAAACGCAATGCGTGGCACACATGCGGTTGGAAGCGAAGCCTTGCGATCCAAAGTCATTTTCCGGCAAGCTCTTTTGGGGAAGATTGGGCATTCGCCGCACCGCTATGCGCGATTCCCGGCCTGCGCGAAGTCCACATTCCGACGGTGCTGCACTACTACCGGCACAGCATGGAGACGACCGAGGCGCCGCCGCCGTAGTTTGACACGGCGCGGAAAGTGTGACCTTTTCGACGCTTTCCGCAGCGGGCCTCAAGACGGCAATGCAGACCTCGCTACTCGGCGAGAGCATCACCTTGCGCGGCGACACCTACCGGGCCGTCATTGACGACGTGGTGGCCTCGGAGATGTTCGCAGCGGGCGGCGCGATACCGAGCGAACCGATTTCCATCACGATCAAGACGCAGACCTTCCAGCCTGAACTCGGCCTCGGCGAGCGAGTGACGGCGCGCGGACGCAGCTACACCGTGCGGCAGATCACGCGGGACGAAATCAGCATCACGCTTATCGCCGAGCACACGGCTAAAAGGTAATGCTTCGAGTCAACATCAATCTGGACGACTCAGGGCTGCGAAACCTCATGGCGCGGTGGATGGTGAAGAAGCGCAAAACTATCATCGACGGGCTGACAATAGCAGCAAACACGCTGTGCAAATCATTCATGCAATACAGCCTTCCGCGTGGCGACGTGAAGATGGAGCGCGCTGTTGCGGCAGACATCAACCGCGCATACGCAACCGCTTCGGAGGTATTTCTAGACATTCGCCATCGCAGTCCAGAAAGCGCTGACGCCTTTTGGTATTTTTTCCGAATCGGCAAATACTCAACCGCGCAAAAAATCATGGACGCGGATTCGCCGCTGCATACCGGGATGCGGATTCAGCCTTTCGACAAAGGCGCATCCCACAAAGCCGCGAGAGGTTTTCGAGGCAAGGTATCGCAAAACGCAAGGCCAACGTCTGTCATCAAAGACCCTCGCGGTTCAGGAAAAACGAGCAAGCTCGGAAAATACATCGCCGACAAACAGTCCAACGTCGGCATGGTGAAGGCTGGATGGGTGGCAGCTTGGCGCGACCTTGGGAGAGTTAGCGAGGTGCCGAAATGGGTGAGTCGAGTCGAAAACAAGAAGGGCCTCATTCTCGGCAGTGCGAGCAAACAATTCCAAGGACAGAAAAGCCAGCACATCATCATCCACAACCACGTTCGGCACGCTGACGAGGCGATTGAACCGCGTTACCAAGGATATATCGAAAGAGCAGCAGCGGAACGGCTCGCCAAGTATTTCAAGATTCAACTCAAACTCCTGAAACCCGAATGAGCGAACCGCTAAAATACAAAGCCGAAACAGCCGTTGCCAGCTACCTCGGCACCGTCGCCGCTCAAAACGGGCACGTCATTTTTAAAGGCCAGAACCCCGGCGAACAGACCCCGCCGTGCATTGTCGTCTCAGTTGGCAGCGTAGCGGAGGCATTCGCCGATGCGCTACCGAAGCGCATTCAGATCACCATCGAAATCATCTCGCCGATTGACACTGACCAGAATCAGGACGGCATCTCCGGCGCAACGAACGACCGTGCGCTGAACTGGAGCGCGCACCGCTCGACCGTGCAGGCCATCGAAGCTTCAATGCAGGACGTGGTTGCGCTACAGACGCACGCGAACAAGGGCAACCTCTCGACCTCGCGACCCGTCACGGGCTTCTACGTGTACGACGTCGAGGAGGAAAGCCAGCAGAGCAACTACGCCGGAGCGGAGCGGATGCTGATCAGCGCGCTCGGCTACGTGGTGACGTGCGAGGCGCAAGACAACTGACCGTATTTTGACACCGCTGCCTTGGCATGGCAGCAATCGCAATCACAGCCGGAAGCGTTATTCCGTCGAGTTCAGCCGTCATCAAATACGGCGT